CTTGGTAGATTACAAAGTCAGGGATTGGCTCTAAGCTGTCAGTAGTCAGAGTTGCATATAGTGGTTTAGGGCATGGGAAGAAACACTCTAAGCCAAGTGGGTCATCCTTTTCATCAAGGATTTTGCCCAATGACTTGCTAATCCATAGCACTTTGCCAGTTTCTTTATCCCATACTTCATAGATAACAGCTTCGTATTGACCGTCAGTTGGTCTATAGGATTGTTTTAAATCGTCAGGCTTGGTATCTAATGGAATCTTATAGCCTAAATCTTCACCAAAACGCTCAACAAGAGCTGGGCGTGACATATAGACTTTACGCCATACGGCTGTTACTTCTTCCCAAGTTCTAGCAATCGTGTGACCAAAGTCTTTCCAATGGACATAATCGACTGGGCAGCACTCATACTCGATACGCTCTTGAGATTCAATTTCTTGACCTTCAGGTGTCTCTGCTTCATCTGAATCTTCGGTAATTTGGTAGCCATCATCCGGTGCTCCATCAGCTTCGTCAGCCATTTCGCCAACAATATGAGGTTCATAACGAACCCATGCCACTCCACGACCACCCAAAAGACGGTCAAGGACTGAGTTATTCATTGCAGATTTGTAGTCACCGTAGTGCTCAATCTCAAACTCTAATGCTCTTTCAAGCATCATTGAGGCTACACGACCTATAGGGTCATTGTCCCGAAAACGCCTAGATACATCAGGTCTTGGAAGTCGAGCAAATATAGCAGGTTGGATTGTTTGTACATTGCTCCATAGAATATTGAAGCGAGCATTAGGGTTTCGGTCATAGCGAGAATCATCCTTATATTTCTTAACGATTCGGTCTACTCTAGCCTCCCAACGCTTATAGGCTCTCTCGTAGCCCATGATAGTGTTGTACCAATCCTCATAAGTGTGATTGACTTCTGCTTTATCGTATGCCATGTTAATTCATCCTTGCTTTTAAGTGCCTAGCTTTTGCTGCCAAGCTCATTGCTAATTTGTGTTCTGCTGAAAATGGCTTGCGTTTCTTGCCATAACAATGATGATTTTCTCCTGTCATAGCTAATCTCATCTTTTCTTTTGCTTCTTCCGTAGGCTTTCTACGCTTGTAATTTCCTTGGGGTTTATTTACTAATGTATGCCCCATATCTTGAAAACAAGAAATAAGCAACTTTTCATGGTCTAACGCTTCATCCCTTGAATCCCAGCTTGCCACTACTTCTGTGTAAACACCGTCTTTTGAAGCAACTTCTTTCCAATGTTCTGACCTATGGCAAAAGTCATTAATTCTTTTTTTATTGCCACATCCTACATAAAAAACAGAATTATCGGCAACTTTTCGATGAATATAGGTAAAAAACATTAAATTTCCCCAACATTTGATGCTTTGATTTTACCCTTATTTCTTTAAATTCTGCCAATAGTTTGTTTAGGAGTAGCTTTCCATAGGTCATTAAGACTAACTTCAGTCTGCCCAACAAACACTCCCTGTATAGGGTCATCTTTGGTAACAATCTTAGCTTCTTCTTTCCATGCAATAGATAGCATACGGAACGCATCAGCTCCATGAGAAGTCCAATCATGCTTAGGCTTGTCTTTAAATGCCTTGGTATCTTCGTTGTATTCCCTTTGGTATTGCCGTAAACACTCAATGCCTTCTTCGCATTTGTGGTCAAACCATGACCGCATCAAGGCTAAGCGAGTTGCTTGGATACCATCTTGTAGGGATAAGCTAGGCACAATCTTCATTTGGCTAATGTCTATCTTGTCGGATAGCTGCTCAATAATTGAACGGTTAGAGGCTAAGGTTTTGGCTCTAGCATCATGGGGTAGGTAATGAGTACCGTACAAATAGCCCCTAGTTTTCTCCCTAGATTCAATGATTCCAGCGTAGAAAGCTACTGGTTGCCCATTGCTTGAATGGTAGTCCAGCATACGGATTTCCCCATGAATGACCTGAAACCACCATATAGCCGTATCGTCTGAATAGCCTAAGTCCCATGCTGTATGCACTTTAAACATAGGGTCGTACTCAACTTCTGTGATTCTGCCTTGGTCGGTAAGCTGTCGTAGCTCTTTTCCGTAATACGCCCCGACTATGGCACTTTCAAAATCGCACTCGAACTCTTGAAGATACTGGTCTTGTGACATCATCTTGGCAGCATCGACCAGCTCTGACTCAGGCAGTAGGTGTGTTTGGCTTGCTCTTAGTGTCTTGACATACCAAGTATCTTCTTTGGTAGCGTTGTTATATACATCCCAGAACTGGTTGTGTCCCTTTGGCGTACCAATAAAGGTAGCAAAACCGCCTCTATCTGCAAGTAACGGCCTAATTACAGCTCCCCAAATAGAGGGCTTCATATCAGCGTATTCGTCTAAAACTACCCCATCTAAGTATAGACCACGCATAGCATCAGGGTTATCAGCACCAAATAGCCGTATTCTTGCCCCATTGACCAGCTCTACCCATAGCTCTGAAACATTGTGATTTGCCCTTACCGGTGCAGAGAACTTCATGAGGTAATCGAATGCAATGGATTTAGCTTGAGCATAGTACGGTGCAAGGTAGGCATATCTGCCATCTTCTTTGCCTTCCATAATGGCTCTGTATATCAGGTCATTAATGCAAGCAACTGTCTTACCGCATCGTCTATGAGCTACGATGACTGCCCAGCGTTGGTTTCTTTCATGGAATGGTAGGAATACATCCCTTGGCTGGTAATCTAGCTCAACTTCAATTACTTCTTCCAAGTTACCACCATACGGACAGGAGCTTTGTCATCCCCTACAACTTCAGTTCTAGCTAGTTTAGGTACTGCGTATTCCACCATGTTCTGAACAATGTCACAGGCTTTGCCGGGATTAGGCAAGACAATGTACTTTCCTGTCTCATCATCTTTAAGCCCTTCAGCCGTGTTGTAAAGCCATGTTTGCAAGAATGGTAGGTTAGCATCAAGTAGTGCTTTAACAGCCTCTCGTGCCTCTTGAGTGACTTTGTTAGGCACTCCTTTAGCCCTTCCACCTGTCTTAGGTCTACTTTTATCTACTTTAGAAGTTGCTTTAGCTGTCATATCCGTCAAGTGTTTGATTTCAATGGTTTTTATTCTACACTACTTTGTTAAGTCAATGAGTTGCTGTAATAGCTCTTTTCGAGTAATAGTAGGGCTATCATGTTGCATTTTAATAATGGCATCTTCAGGGTTTATATCTAATGCGTTTTGACCTTTAGTAAAAGGGTATGTTCCTTTTCTTTGGTCTTTAGTTAGCTTTTGTCTTGCTTGAGTTAATCTAGCTTCTGCCTCACCACCATGAGCTTTGTATTCTTTAGTAGCTTTATCGAATACACCCATGCTTTGAGGCCCTAGAAAATCTCTATATTCTTTTCCTATAGCATCTCTAACAGCTATTAGCTTATCGTAATCTTCAGTACCAACGGCTTTTGATGCAGCTCTGTTAGCTTCAATTAGTCTTTCCTCAATGCCGTCTAGTTGCCCTTGGTATTTTTTTAAGAACATTCCAGCATCAGCTCCTTTATTCCACCCTTCAACTTCTTGGATGCCATGCTGAAGCTCATGCAATATTGAAGATGTAGCTTGTTCGGAGCTTAACTTAGGATTTACGCTAATTATTCCCTCCATTGGAGAATAAGAGGCTTTGTTTCTGCTTGTTTCAGGCAAAAGTTGAACTTGTACGCCTTTTAGATGTGGATAAGATTCAAACAGCTCAGGATGCCTCATTACTTCTTCAACTGTAGGGGTAGTTACACCATGAGCTATTTTTCTTTTTTCATAAATATCGCCAAATGTACCTGTTCCTTTTAGAAAGGCAGATTCATCAGATATTTCTTGTCTAAATGCGTTATCTAATCCTTTGGCTGTCCCAGTAGTTTTCCATACTTCTTGTGCTGGTACACCTTGTTTGAGCATTTTTGCTGCATTAAAGGCATTAGCTTTGTCCCATAAAGCAGAAGATGGGCCTACCATCATCCCAGCCATGTTTGGAATCATTTGACTAAACTCACCCATCGCTTCAGGGTAATAATTAGGGTTTGGCTGACCTGTAGCCATATCGGTCTTGTACATTCCAGCCATAGTTTTATCCATAGCTGCCTGATTCTTAGCTAATTGCTGTGGCAGAGTCTTAAAATGCTCTTTTATTGGGTCAGCAAGTGCTGAATCAGTAGGTGGTGTATACCCTGCTCTTAGCAAATCAGATAATGTAGCCATGATTTCACGCTATATCAGGGTCGTGAATCTTATTCATAGCATCAAGCAATGCTTTCTTACGAGCCATACGCTTGTTGATTAACGGATTAAGCATATCGCCCTTACCGCCTACTGCTAGTTCTTGTGGCTTTGGCTTGTTTCTAGCTACTTCTTGCTTTTCAAGGGTTGACTCATGTTCAGGTCGTAACATGGCATCTTCCTTCTTGTAGGTTCTAGTCATATGCTTCATTTGTCACGCTCTCCTAAGAAACGACCATATGCTTCCTCTAAGGTTGCTTTACGCTTACCTTTAGCATTGTCTCGTTCTACATTAAGAGCAATAGCTACTGCCTGTTTTTTAGGCTTTCCAGCTTTCATTTCCGCTTTGATGTTTTTGCCTACGGATTGGGCAGAGCCTGACTTGTCGAGTGGCATGGTTATTCCTTGGTCAAAGTAAATACGCTCCAATAAGGATAAGCCTCAAAGAAGTTAGCATCCACTTCTTTTGTAGGTCTAAACTCAGAACGCACAAATTGATTATAACGCTGTACATCAAATAGTAAATTGCCTTTTTTAATGAGCTTTGCCCAGTATTCAATAGGCTGGATGTTTACATGGGTTGGGTCTCCCATATACATTTCTTTGGTCTCACCGTCTCTTACGGCATCTAAACATAGAAACATACGACCACCCGGTTTAAGGATGCGTTCAAACTCGGAAATAATGTCATCCATCAGGTTTTCAGGAATATGCTCTAGCACTTGTGCTGAATGAACTAGGTCTACGCTGTTATCTTCTAATGGAATTTTAGTAAGTGAGCCACAGATAAGCTCGTCATTATCAAAGTGTTCTGTACCTAGCTCAATCATGTAAGCAGATAAATCCATGCCAATAGTCTTAAAGCCTAGCTTTTTAAAGCCATTGAGGATTGACCCACAGGCACAGCCACCATCAAATACTATTGAATCTTGGGGTAAACCCTTAGATACCATTTTGGCGTATTCTTCCTGCCAATAGCCATGACCTAGATAGTCAAGGTTTGCATCTTTATGCTCCGAGTAATATTGCTCATCGTACTCAAGGGCAGATAAGCCTACTAATTGCATTATTTAAGAAAGCGTAGCTTGTAGCTGGTGGAATCTACTAGGTCTGCAATGGCATCTACCAAGTTGCACAGTTGCTCATCTTTAGGAAGGTCTTTACGAGCTTCTTTTATGAAGTTTTGTAGGCTTTGCATATACTTTACAGGGTCTTTTGGCTGGTGATAGGTAGCTGGGAAAGACTTAATTTGCTCGTATGCACCCATGTAAGCCTCTACATAATCATCTACCAACGGCACAATACCGTCATAGTATGAACGCAAAGCCTTGTGCTGTGAGTAAGAATTGGTAGACCAATGGAAGAAATGCGTATTGGTTGCACTATGCAGCAAAGTTGCTGCAAACAAAGCTACATTTTCATTCATGGCAATTCCTTAAAAAAATGCCCCGATTAAGGGGCAAAAGCCTCACGCCTCTACATTATCTTCTAAAGTATCAATATAGACAAGAACTCCACCGCCTTTTTTAATATCGCCTCTTTCTATATGCAAAATGTCTATTTGCTCGTCATCGTCAAATACACCTGCATCTCCTAGGGCATCCCAAAGGGCCTTGATTCTGTTGTCTATATCCTGCTTTCTACGGTCTCTAGGAAATATGACTACTTTCATTTCAAGCCTAGCAGCACCTAGTTTTGGCACTCTGTACTCAAGTACATAGTCTTGGACTTGTTCTTTAAACTGTCTGCCTGCCTTAGATATACCCATTCTGCCCCTAAAGATAGTTCTATAGGAGTTTACGGAAGGTGGAAGTGGTAGATTAAGAACTAACATTTAATAACCCAAGTGTCTGAGCGAGTAATGTTTCTTCAGTAATGCCATACTCCCTTTCAAATCGTTTTCTTCCCATTCCATGAATACTGGTATTTGAGCCTCGATGGTGATAGGGGCACAAACCGATAACAGGGGCAGCACTTCTTTTACCAGCTCGTCTAATGTGATGCAATTCGCAGGGTGTTCCCTCATTACCTTGATGCCTGCATAATGAGCATCCCAATTCAGCAACTTTTCTGTAGTGTTCTTTTTCATCTTTGGTCATTGATTAAGTCTTTTTGTGGGACAAACCATGCTTTTTCTCGCCCATTTCCAGCATCTGTAAAGTATTGAGGTTGTTTTGCATCTTTAGCGTAAATATAACCCCGGACATGATAAGTACCATCTTTGCCTGTTAAAAGCCAATACCGCTTATGGTCTTTGTCACTTTCCCTGATTATGAGCCTGCCATTATGCAACTCAGTAACTCTGACTTCTTCTTCTCCAACATCATTACCGCCTACAACTCCAGCACCTGCCCAATGAATGTTTAAATGCTGGGCTAGGGCATATTCAGATAAAGCACCTTCAATCTTTAGATTCCAGTTGTTATCCTCATCTTTTAGCCCATGCGTAGGCTTTCCATCTCTAGCAATAAACTGAACTCTCCTGATAACCCCGGCACTTGCAGCCATCATTATCTGAGAGTTCGTCAATACAATTTTAGTCATCAGTTAGGTCTTGTAGTTTAAGGGCCATTTCTATCATATCTGTAGAGATTTGATAAGCCAATGCCCATTGATGCTTGAGCATGGCAGCTTCGTAATCCCTAGATAATTTGCGTAATGTTAATAAAGGTAGTGAATAATCGGTCATTGAAGAACCCTTGGTGATGGTGGAGACATTGGGCTAGGTGGTACTGTATAGCTAGGAGTTCCGACTGCATAGCCTGAAGGTGTTACAACTTGATTTGGGTAAACCGTAACGCTTTGAGTTACACGCCCAGCGTTATTAACTATTTGCCCTTGATTGCCTTGAATCTGTATAGTTCCTTGGCTATATCCTGATGGATTGGTAATTACATAAGTTTGAGCTTCTGCATTAGATGCCCAAATTCCTACTGCTATTCCTGCTGCAAAAATAATCATTTCTTTCATCACTTGCTCCTAATAAGGGCCGTAGCCCTGTTAATTTAAACTCCGCATCCACAAATCATTTTGCCGTTATAGCCTGAAACGCAACGGTATGGAGCGTATGCAGGGCATGATGCTACGGCTTGACCAACTGCCAAAAGTAATACGATAGTTGCTAGTGCTTTTTTCATAATGCTCTCCTTAGAATGGTACATCGTCTTTAAAATCTTTAGATACTTGCTGGGTAGGAATCGCTTTATCTTCCGGTGGGTTTAAATAAGCCAATAAACCGCCTTCTTTCATTGCAAACAATGGCAAAGTCTCTAGCTTGAGCATAAGACCATGCTTGGTTTCCATAATTACACCAATAGACTGATAACGCTTCTTAGTTGTACCGTCTTTGTCTTGGTACTCTGATACTGCTGCTTTTACAAAATGGGTGATAGCCATTATTTATTCTCCATTAATTGAACTTCTGCTGCTACTTCATTTAAAAAAATCTTAATTTCTGCTTCCATGTACAAAATAAAATCAGGGTCTCTAGGTACATTTACTATCAAAAGCTGACTGCGTTCAGGCATCCTAGGGTCAAAACTAACAAAATCGCACCATTTCGCTCCAGTTACAGACATTTGAGCTTGCATCTGAATAAAGTATTTCTTAGGTGGTTCTTTGCTTTTAAAGTATTCCCAATGAGTAGCTGAGTTAGGACATTTAATCTCTAGCAAACCGTCTTTGCCTACCAATCCATCAGGACTACATCCAAACCAAGGGATATTTTCATGGTCAATAAATGGCACTTGGTCTACAAAGTTATGCGTATTGACTTCATAAGCTACCCTAGCCTGTGGTTCTGTTGCTGTACCCCATTCCATAGCTGCATTGGTATATGATGGTTCAATGGTCTTGGTAATTCGTTGCAAGGCAAGCTCAATCAGATAGTTTTGCCGACTAGCTGAAGGCCCAGTCTTTGTCTTTGCAAGTATGTCAGCTACCCTAGAAGCAGTTACTTTGCCTCTACGGAGTTCATGCCATTCAGGTGTGCCTTGTTCAATCATTACGAGCCTCCATCATTGCATTAGCGTATTCATAAGACATTTCAGCCACTTTTTTCATGTAATCGTTATGTATTAAAAGTTTGCCTAATTTGCCATCTGTAATAATTGATTGCATAGCTTTGGCTGCAAAGTAATCCCTTAATTCCATGCCATCAGACTTTAAATCCATCATCCCTGCTATTGGGTGTTCTGTTGGAAATGCTTTCATGACAATTCCACTTTCTTTAAGTCTTTAGCGTTGGCAATCAACTGAACTGCGTTTTTGTCTTTAGATAATGCAGCGTAGGCTTTTCCATAAGCATCTTTAAGGGCATCCATAGAATTGCAAGATTTAATACTGTTTACCCATAACTGAGCATCTGCTGTCAAATCAGGAGTTGGTTCATCAGGTACATCTTCACCAGCGTAAATGTATAGACCCAAACCATGTAAAGCGATTGCTTTAGCTAGGCAGCGTTGCATAGCTGTGTTTACATCCATAGCGTTAGGGTTAGATATAGCTTTGTTTTGATGGTTTAAAACAGGTAATTGGGCAGTCATGGTCTTGTCAAAAGCCGTAACTGAGCAAAATACCATCAAAGTGTCACCAAACTGCATAGGGGCTTGATAATCCCAAGTGGCTTTAGGGTCAAGCTGTAGTAGTTGGTCTACTGCCCATGCCCAAGAAAGGTAAGTAAATTTACCTTTTTTGTCTGTATGTTCGTTAACATTAATTTTACGAATTTCATTGTATGTAGTCATCACTTATTCCTTAAAGATTATTAATTACTTCTCGTTCTGTGCGTTCTTCCCAGTAGGTGTACAGGGCTGAGGATAGTACCATGCCAGCTTCGGCAGTATCGCCATTTGCTAATAGGGTTGCTAATGTTGCTAAGTGTTTGTTTAGAGCTTCATCTGCAATAGCATCTAGGATGTTATCTTCAGAATATGGGTAGTTTGAGTTTTTAAGCTCATAGTCAATACGCTCTTGGATTTCCTCGCTATCAGCTTGGTCATCGTATGGGGCTTCGTAGTAACTATTGTTGTTGTAGGTCATATTAAGCACCTAACGCAAACATCACGCCCAATAAAATACCTAGAAGAATTACGCCTACCCATTCAATTACTGTTGGTTTCATCACTTACTCCTTTACTGTTGAACTAGGCTCTAGTATACACATAAATTCCCTTTGCAACAACTTTTTTATTAGGACATTCCCTAATAGTTTAATTATTTACATTTCGTGCTAGAATGTGGAAAAGGAGGATTTATGTACCAATTAAACTTAATAAAAGCTGAATTTGGCTCTGTGAAGTGGCTTGCCGACCAGTTAGAAGTAAGGCCATCAGCTATTTACAACTGGGCTGACAGAGGCAGAGTGCCAATTAGGCATTTAAAAAAGATTAGAGAGCTTTCTGAAGGTCGTTTGACAAAAGAAATATTGAGACCTGACCTTTTTTTAAAGGACTGAAATGCACTATTTTAACTTCAACATAGGTGATTATGCTTCTCATACTAGGCATTTGAGCTTGTTGGAAGATTTGGCTTATAGAAGGCTAATAGATGCTTACTATTTGTCAGAAAAGCCATTTGCAGGCTCTCCAGCCGATATTGCTAAAGACATTGGAATGATGTCTGAGATAGAAGAAGTTTACTATGTACTATCAAAATTCTTTGAATCTACAGAGTCTGGCTGGATAAATAAAAGGTGTGATGAGGAAATTGCTCGTTATCATGGAAAGCATGAACAAGCGATTAGGGCTGGTAAAGCATCAGCTAAAGCTAGGTTGAGCAAGCGTTCAACGACCGTTCAACTAACCAATAACCAAGAACCAATAAACAGTATTGGTGTAGCTAAAGCTACCAAAGGCACTAGATTTGATTTGAAGTCTATTCCTGAAGAATGGGTTTTGTTTTGCAATAAAGAGCGTAGTGATTTAAACCCAACTGTAGTATTTGATGGTTTTAAGGATTATTGGGTATCAACTGCTGGAACTAAAGGCGTTAAGTTGGATTGGTTTGCAACTTGGCGTAACTGGGTTAGAAATCAAAAAGCAGGACTTTTAGTAGTTAAACAAAAACAAGCATGGGAGTAAGTGATGATTGGACATAACCAAATAATTGCAATGCGTATGGAAGGCAAGAAGCCTAAAACTGTGTTTGTACAGTTTGGCAAGCCTTTTAATGCAGAACAAGATGTAGCCTGTGGAATCATACCTAGCGTATGGATTGACGATAAAGACCATCAGAAGCTGGTGGATTTGACATGGGCTAAAGACTTAAACATTCAGCTTATGCCAGCTAAAGACATTGTTCAGTTTACAAAATGGTGGGTTGCCCTAGTAGATGCTGAAGTGAATACAATCATCGGTCTTGATAACGATGGAGAGATTAATGTTCATAGAAAAGGATGATATTGATTGGCTGAAATACAGCCATGAGACCAATGTAAAGCGGAAGATTAGGGAAAAGTCGGATTATCAAGAGTCGTTAGATGATTACTTTGCCGGGAATTTATACGCCAAAGGTTCAGCGTTGCCTTGGGAGAAAGCTAGACATATTTCCATTCGACCATCAGAAGTAAGCCTTTGGGCTGGTATTAACGGTCATGGTAAGTCTTTGCTGCTAGGTCAAGTCGTTCTTGGATTGGTAGAACAAGGTCAAAAATGCCTTATTGCCAGCTTTGAAATGAGACCTGAGATTACTTTGGCTAGGATGGTAAGACAGGCTACAGGTCAAAAGAAGCCTGCACCTACAAGCACTCAAGCCTTTTCTAGCTGGAAAAAAGACCATCTTTACCTGTACGACCATCATGGAATGATTGATGTTGAGCAGATGCTTGCAGTTTGTCGTTATGCAACTACAGAACTAGATATTCAGCATATCGTCATAGACAGCCTTATGAAGTGCGTTAAGGGTGAGGATGACATGAATGGTCAAAAGGACTTTGTAAACGCCCTGTGTGCTCTTGCAAGGGATTCTGGAGTGCATATACACCTAGTTCACCATATGCGAAAAGCGAATGACGAGAAATCTATTGGTGGAAAGTTTGATTTAAAGGGTTCAGGCTCTATTACCGACCAAGCTGACAATGTATTTATCGTATGGAAAAACAAGGAAAAGGCTCAAATTGTTGCTGAAAATCCTCATCATTTTGATAGAGAAGTTCCGGATGCCGTACTGGTCTGTGAAAAACAAAGAAATGGCGAATGGGAAGGCAAGTTAAAGCTATGGTTTGACTACAAGAGCCAGCAATATATTGAAGAAGCAGATACACCAATTCACCGTTATTTGGAGAGCTGATGCCATACGCTAAACCTAATGAAGCTCAAAGCCTGTTATTTGGTGAAAAAGAAGCATGGCGTGAAGAATGGGATGGAATGCCTGAATTTGAGCAGCAGAACTTACTTCCTGAATATTCTGTAAGGGTCAATTTTGCATCGGTTGAAGATTTAAAAAATTTTGCTGAGTTGATTAATCAGCATTTAACTACCAAAACCAGCTCTATTTGGTTTCCGGTACAAGCAAAAGCTGATTTAGCCAGCAAGGTATATGTAGATGAAACCTAAATATCCTTTTTACATTATCTCTAAAGGCAGATGGGAAAAACGCTTAACTGCTGATGCTTTTGAAGAAATGGGCATAGATTACAAAATGATTGTTGAGCAGCAAGAATACGATTTATATGCTGAAAAAATAGGCAAATATAAAGTATTGGTATTGCCTCAAAAATACCTTGATGACTATGTAACTTGTGATGATGTTAGTGATAAAAGTAAAGGCCCTGGTGCTGCTAGGAACTTTGCATGGGAGCATTCCATATCAATAGGAGCTGCTAGACATTGGGTTATGGATGACAACATTAACGGCTTTGACAGGCTAAATCAGAATTTAAAGATTAAGTGCAAATCTCCGGCAATATTTAGGGCTGCAGAAGATTTTGTAGACCGATACACCAATGTACCTGTAGCTGGGTTTAATTACTCTATGTTTGCAAAGCGTAAAGATACGCCACCACCTTTTGTATTAAATACAAGGATTTACTCTTGTTTGCTAATTGACAATGCCTGTAAATACCGATGGGAAGGCAGGTATAACGAAGATACTCACCTATCTCTTAGAGTGCTAAAAGACGGTAATTGCACCATTCAATTTAATGCTTTTTTGGCTAATAAAGTAAAAACGCAAACTATGGGAGGTGGCAATACCGAGGCGTTTTATGCAGAGGAAGGCACTTTAAACAAGTCAAAGATGCTGGAAGAATTGCATCCGGACTGTTCTACGGTGGTATGGAAGTTTGATAGGTGGCATCACTTTGTTGATTACAACAGGTTTAAAAAGAACCGTTTAATTAAAAAAGACGGTTTAGTTGTGCCAAAAGGCGTTAATGAATATGGAATGAAATTGATTGAAAGGAAAGAAAATGGAAGAAATTAACCCAAACGCAGCAGTAGATTTTTTACTTAAAAACGCTGGATTGTTTGCTAAAGCTAAAGCTGAACGAGTGTATTTAGAGGAGTTCCGTAAGTCTAAGAAAGCCCTGCTTATGCAAGAAGCGTTCATAGCTGGAGTTGACACTATGGCTGGTCAAGAGCGTGATGCGTATGCTAGAAGCGAATACAGAGAGCTGTTAGAAGGTTTAAAAGCTGCTGTAGAGACCGAGGAAAAGCTCAAGTTTCAGCTTATTGGAGCACAGCTTAGAGTTGACATTTGGCGTACAAATCAGGCTAATAACCGCTTTATTGAAAAGGCTACGGCATGAACGAACCCATGACATTAGCTGAAATAGCTAGGCATGAGGGAATTAGCCATCAAGCTATAGCTGAAATTATTGAACGAGCTTTAAAGAAAATTAGGCAAGAATTAGAAACAAGAAACATCAAACCGGAGGATTTACTATGAAAGAAAACAATGTCGTTAAAGAACAAAATGGAAGTCTTACTATTAATGTTAAAGGTAAAGCGGAAGTTAGTTTTAAAGAATATATCCCTTTTTATGGAATCTATGAGGAAACTATGAGCAAATTAGCAATAGCACCTAACAGTACATTTAAGTATTCAAGCGGTAGTGATGTATTAAAGACATGGAAAGCATACGGATTCGTACCACCTTCTACTGTCAGAAACGACTATTTGTTTAAAGCTAATCGTTTAGCTTCAGGACTTAGCAAGTAATAGAGCTTTTTCTTTGACTTCTGCAACCCTTCTAGACCAACCCTTACCAAAAATAGGGAAAGCCTTTAAGGATTCAAGAAACTCTAATCGTCTTGCACAGAACAGGGAAATGACCTTTTCAGGGTCTTTCTCTGCTTCTTTTACTAATGCAGCAGTAATAGAACCGTAACCGCCATCAGGAGTAGCCCCAACAGTTTGCTGGAGAAGTTTAATGGCTCGCCCAACACCTGAGTTAACAGAGACATCAAAAACGCAATAGTCAAGACCAGATATAAGGTCATCAGCATGGCAAGCATCCCAGTATTTCCTTTTGTATAAAGGTGCAACCATTGTAGGAGTTAGACTACGCATCTCTTTTTCAGATACATCATGCCCTACCCATTCCTGCCATACTCTTTTAGTAACACCTAGATTTGTTTCACCACCGGGGTCGGCTGGGTTATTAACATAGCCACCTTCATGTACTAACAACATTTCTAAGCATTTTTCAAAGTTACTATTCATCTGTTTGACCTATTTTGATACCTGTAATTAACCCAATAAAACCGCCTACAATCGTTTGAAATGCAGGCCCAACAATCTCAAATACCTTTAAATTGTCTACTTTGTCATGGAATAAACCAATAAGCATCACTACAACCATAGCCAATAAAATAATGGTTAAGGTATAAGTAGCAAGCAAAGTCACCCTAGTAGATAAATCGTTTTTGTTCATTTAATCGCCTCATACTGCTTATAACAAGCCTCTAATCCAATTCTTATTTCGTCTGCTCTGGCAGCTTCCCTAACAAGAAATTCGCTATCCTCGGCATAAAGGCTGGCTCCGTTGCAACCTTTTCCATTTGAGGCTTCTGAGGTACGACTGGTACGCTTACGCAACTCACTAATAGAATCGACAAGCTGAGAGTTAATAGCTTTAATTTGAGCATCTTTTTCTGTCCTTATCTTATCGGTGTCTGCTTGATATTGGTGTTCTTTGTCCCTAACGACTTTTTCTGCTTTACTTTGCTGATAGGAGCAACCATTGACAAATCCACCGCAAAACAGAACTGCACCAACAATAGCAAGAATGGCATAAAGGTTAAAACCAAACATTATCTAAATCCGCTTATTCTTGGGCTAAAAACGAAAGTAGCTTGCCATGTATCAGGCTTAGGCTGTACGCCATCATCGACCAAACCCATGATATTCCAGCCAAGATTAACAAGAAAGCACCTGTCAGTATTAGCAATCCGCTTAATATAACGAAACTGAAACAAGCCATTAGCTCGAACAAAGCACCAACCAGCTTTAGCGTTATCGTTGTCTTTAATGGTTTTATCGCCATATACGGTAGTTTCGTAAGGATTGGTAAGGTATCTAAGAGCAAAAGAATAGCAAGGGTTACGCCATAGCCACTTTACTTTAGACCAGTAAGAACGACCATTAATAGCTTGAAATGTAGCATCTCCGTCTAAGGAGTTGTCCGGGGTCATAAACCAGTTAAGCCATGTAGGTAATCTAGGGCCAATTCCCCATACAGAATGATTGTCTAACCAGCCATCTATCTGTTTTGCAAATAAAGGCATGATAGGAGCTGTTATAAGGGCTACTAGCGTTAAAACGAGACTAATTGGTACTAGGACTAGGTAAATTAGATAAATCATTGTATAGGCTCTTTTGTGATGTATCTGAGGATGGCAGTAGTAACGCCTACTACGGCAAAGATTAAGCCATAGTATTTAGGTTCGATTACAGATTGTAGGTAGGGAAGGTAGTCTAGCAAAGCACCAAAAACAACTAAGGCTACTGAGAACCACATAGTACGGCTTTTATAGCATTTCATTTGTGCCTAGCAAACTTGCCATGATATTTGTTTCTAGCCTCTTGAGCTACAAGGTCAGCCAATTCAATATTGTCAAATCCACCTATGTAATTTTGCTTACCATTTGCAAAAACATTAACAATCCACTTTTGCCTGGCTTTTGACCAGCTAATATTTTTAATGCCTGTTGTGTTGGCTTTAGATATTTTTCTGTTGTGAGCATTTTGGCTAATTGATGCAGCTCGTAAGTTTTCAATACGATTGTTTAATTTATTGCCATCAATATGGTCTACTTCAGTTGGTAAATACCCATTGTGCATCATAAAAATAATTCTATGAATAGCGTAATATTTGCCTTTTATACCGACCATTAAGTAGCCAGTATCGTATAAACTACCTGCTTTATTGCCTTTTTTGGCTCTAGTAGCAATAGTTTCTTCCCAATAAAGACTTCCATCTTTATATGTAAAAAGGTCTTTGTAGCACTTCATTTTTTGATAAAGATAAAGTCGGTGAGGAAGCTGATAACGCTACCAATAACGCCAGCAGCTCCCATTAATGCCCAAAGACTTCCTTTAGACCTTTCAGCCATAAGAACTAGCTTTTTAAGGTCGGACTCCATGTCGTCTATTTTGCGTTCCATATTCCCAAGTTTGCGTTCATAATCTTCGACTTTTTGCCAAAGAACTCCGTAGCGAACAGAGTCTATTTCAAACGACATGGGATTTCCTTATTAAACTACTTCAACTTCAGTCTTTTCGACTACTTCAGTCAAAGAGCGTTTTAACATATCAATAAATGCCTGTTTTCCAACCTGTAATTGGTCTAAATTAAACTGAGTAGAACCAATTTTTCGGTCTAAATCAGCAATATGATTGACCATAGCTTGCTGTTCAGGCTCCATATCTTCTAATACATACTGCACATCATCAATAGTGATTGGGGTTTGTTTATCTTTTCCCATATCATTCTCCTTGTGGTTAAAAAACTTATTCTGCTACTGCTGGTTTGTTAGCTTCTTGCTGTGCTTTGTAAGCAGCAATGATTTCAGGTGTCCAAGCTACATTGCAGATAGCTACAACATTAGCTGGTACGCCAGTTAAATCAGCTTCAGGTGCAAGTGAAGAACGATTGTAAGTTTTAGACAATTCTTTGCCATCTTCCATAATGCGTGTAGCTTCACGATACAAAACTGTGCCGTTTTCTGTTACTGTAATTTGGTCTACTACTGTTTCTTTTGATAATGCCATTTTAAATCTCCTGTTAAGTGTCCGACTAAGCTATTCTGGCTTAGTTAATTTGCTGAAATATAAGCTATGTTAAAGCTGTATGAAAAAGTATTTGTCCAAACTATTGGCCCATTTGTAAGGTTTCCAATAGTTCCTGTTGTGTTGTTATTAATTAAATTAAAGAAATAAATAACACCTGTAGCTACAGTTTCACGACAAACACCACCTTGACTTGGTGTTCCTGCAACATTTTGTGAAGCAAAAGGCAAATTTGCAACATTCATTGCTCCAGCTGCTGTTCCCACATTAGTTAGTGTTATTACACCTGAAACATTAACTAATTTACCAATTTTTGTATAAGTTCCATAAGAAGTATAAGATGTTAAAGAACCTGTTTGAGCAAGTGCTGTTGGTGTCCAAGTACCTTCTTCATAGTCATCTAGTGTATTTGCACCACCTGAAGCTGATTGGGTTGCTGGAAAAGTAATTTGACCACCAAATAAATCAATGTTTCCTGCTCCGTTTATTTGGAATACTTGTGTTGGTGAAGTTCCGCTAAATCCACGCATTAAAGCTGCTGTGTTTGCAGCAGTAGCATAACTAACTACGGCAATACCATAATTAGTAGTAGTACCTGTTGCAGCAAATGTAGCAACATCAGCACTTGCGCTTGTAACTACATTCAATTTTGCAGTTGGTGAAGAAGTACCAATTCCTACAAATCCAGCAGAATCAATGCGAATTCTGTCAGCAGAAGCGTTTGAATCATAAATTGATAAAAAGCCAGCACCACCAAAGTTGTAATTAATATAACTTCCGTTTGTTCCTGAAGAATTTAATTGAAGTTGTGATGAACCGCTAGTTGTAGAAATTCTTACAATGCCTGATGTTGCATCAACAACTTCTACAGTTTGTGAAGGGCTAGAAGTTCCAATTCCAACTTTACCAGCAGAAGTAATACGCACTCGTTCTAACCAAGTAATAGCGTTTCCTGCTGTACCTGTTACTGCATTTGAAAAAATAAATTCACCATTTTGTGCAGTATTTCTGCTTGCTAAACCAGTTCCGCTATATTTCCATCCACCTGCATAATAAGCATTTTGTGTGATAGTTAAATCAAGGTTTGGCACATAAGAGCCAATACCACCAGCAGGTACTTGTAAAACGCTTGTATATGTATCCCAATTTGGTGAAACACCAAAACCAAAATTTGCAGTTGAACTAATCGTTAAAGCAGTTGCACTATTTGTTGCAAAGCCTAATGAATTTGTGGCTGGTAAATACATACCATTGGTAGGTACAGTAGAACCAGTAGGTCTAAAGCTAGTAGAAGTTGTATATCCTCCAATAGCTAAATTAGTTCCATCAAAAGTCATATTGGCAGAACCAGCCAATGAACCGCTAGAGTTGTATTGAACTTGGGTATTAGAGCCACCAGCTACGCCAGCACCGCCTTTACCAGCGATTACTTGCACTACACCAGCAGAATCTTTGTAAAACAGTTTGCCATCAGCAGTATTAATGGCTAATTCTCCAGCAACTAGGTTTCCAGCAGTAGGAGTGGCTGCAGCAGTAGAGCTGTAGTAGATTGAAATGGGGGTGTAGCCTGTTTGTGCCATGATTTATCCTTAGAAACTACCGCCAAAAATGCCAGTCAATGCTG